ATGAAGCTCCAGGCGGCTGTCTGCGTCCACCCCGAAGCCGTGAAGCTCCTCGCGAACGGCGAGGCCGAAGGCGTCGTCCGGGCCTGCTGCAACGGAGTTCCGTGCCAGATTCGCATGGACTGGTTCAATCCGGACTACGGCATCGTCGACCTCAAAACCTGCGATGCCCTTCGCTGGTTCGAGTCCGACTGCCGCCGCTACGGCTACATCCACCAGATGGCCTTTTACCGCATGGTCCTCCGTGCTGTTTCCGGCACGACCTTCCCGGTCTACATGATCGCCGTCGAGAAGAACGAGCCGTTCTCCGCTGGCGTCTGGAAGCTGACCGACGAGGTTCTTGACCTCGCAGAGAAGACGAACAAAGCCGCCCTGAACCACTACCGCGAGTGCGACAACACCGGCGTCTGGCCGACCGGCTTCGAAGAAATCCGCATCATCGACACCCTTTAATCCACATTCATAGCACACAGGAGAAACATCATGAACAAAACCGCTACCCCCAAAATCGTCGTCAAGCTCGTCACCGTCACTCCCGACATGGCTTTCGAAATGCTTGAAAAAAACACCAGAAACCGCAAGGTCGACGAAAAACGCGTCCGTCAGTACGCCAAGGACATGAAGTCGAGCCGTTGGGCCCTCAATGGCTCCACCATCGTCATCGCCGAAGACGGAACGCTCCTCGACGGTCAGCACCGGCTCTGGGCCGTCATCGAAGCGAACGTCCCCGTTCAGCTCCTTATCGTCTACAACGCGGACAAGGACAGCATCGTCACGATGGATATCGGAAAGGCCAGGACAGCGAATAATATCCTGCAGATCGAACAGTCCGCCCATCCCGGCACCGCCGCAAAACTGACGAAACTCCTCTGGATTCATGATTTCATGGACGGCAATCTTGCCCCCGAATCCTGCCGCATGTTTGTCAGCAACAGCAGCCTCCGCACCTTCTACAATGAACGCAAGGAGATGATCGAGTGCGCCGCGAAACTTGCTGAACACGGCAAACATCCGTTCGCGAAGGCGCACATGGCGCTCGCCTTCTGCATTATCGGACGCGACACCGCCCATCGCGACAAAATCGGGAGCTTCTTCGAGACGCTCAAGTCCGGCGCATACCTCACGGAAAAACACCCGATCATGACGCTTCGCACCAGACTGCTCGACAATCGACTGAAAGTCCGGGTTCTTTCCGTTCAGGAAACCCTCGCGACCTACATCCGCGTCTGGAATGCCTACGTTCGCGGCAAAGACCTGACAACCATCCGCTGGAACGCCAGCGAACCCATGCCGGAGGTGCTCTGATGGACAACACGACTGAAAAAAAATATTCCGAACAGGTTTTCGTTACCCCGGAATCGGTTTCCTTTGTTGACCCGGACGATGTAAAAACATCATCCCCGTTCAAAGATCTGTTCCAAGTTCGCCCGGCCGACCTCGAAAACGTCGAGGAAGACATGAAGGCGCACGGATACGATTCCGCACACCCCATCATCATCTGGGCCGGACACGACATGACCGTCATCGACGGTCATACCCGCCTGGCCGCGGCAAAGAAGCTGATGTTCCCGCGGATTCCCGCCATCATCAAGACTTTTAAGGATGAGGCCGAGGCTCTGGAATACGCCATCAAGACGCAGCGCAACCGCCGCAACCTGACCGATGCGGAACTCCTCAACTGTCTGACGGAACTCGACAAGAGAAAGAAAACGGGGCCGGCAAGGAGTTTAGCATCACGTGATGCTAAACTCGGCAAGAGCGCGGAACAGACGGCGGCGCTTCTCGGCGTGTCTCAGGCAAAAGTCGAGCGCCTTCGCGCGGTCAATGACCATGCGTCCGATGAGGTCAAGGAAGCCGTCAAGGACGGCAAGCTCTCCGTCAACAAGGCGTACAAAGCAACGATGGAAGCCCGTCATGCCGCAAAGCGGGAAAACAGCGATCCGGAACAGACCAAGGCCGACCGTCTTCTCGCCCTGGAGGCCAGCTATTGCAGCGTCCTGACTGCCCGGACCGACCGCGAACTGAAACAGTATCCCGACATCCGCTACACGGACGACGAACTCACCGACCTCGCCGTGAAAATCATCGACAAACTCAAAGACGAACTCAAACGACTCAAAAAGGACAACTGACCATGAAAACCAACTATCCCTCCAAGCAGGATACCGGCTTCACCTTCGTGAACGGAACCATCATGATGGCACAGACCGATTCCATCCGCACCGCCGCTCCGTTCAAAAACCTCTTCCCGATCCGCGAAGACGTCCTGAACAGAATTACGACTGACATGGAACAGCACGGATTCGACAGCGGCCACCCGATTGTGGTCTGGTCCGGGAAGAAACTGACCGTGGTCGACGGACACACCCGGCTCCTCGCCGCTATCAAGCTCGGCATCGAAGCAATCCCCGTCGTGTTCCGGGAGTTCGCGAATGAGAAAGCAGCCCTGGAATACGCCATCGGTTCCCAGCGGAACCGCAGGAACCTGACGGATGCCGAACTGATGCGTTGCCTTTCCGCCCTCGACAGGCGCAAAAAGACTGGACGTCCCCAAAAAGGCGACACGGTTTCTGGAAAAAGCGCGGAAAGAACCGCCGTTCTCCTTGGCACATCACGGAGCAAGGTCGAGAAAATCCGCTCGATCAACTCCCATGCCGCCGAAGATATCAAAGCGGCCGTCCTCTCCGGCAAGCTCTCCGTCAACAAAGCTTATGTTGTCACGATGGAAAAAGTGAATACCGACATGTTCAAAACCGAGGCCGACAAGAAAAAGGCGTTCATGGTCGCCCTGGAGATCGACATCACCAAAATCATCAAAACCCGCATTGGGCTCGAACAGAAGCGGCATCCCGATTTCTTGCTCTCTGGGAAAGAGGCCGCGGAGCTGCTGAAAAACCTCAGCGCAATGCTCAAAACCGAGCTTGACAAGCTCACAAAGAAAGGAAACAACTGACAATGAAAAAGCAGAAAAAGATTCAGACCGCCGCAGGTGAAAACCTCGCGAACGACGCCGGAAACATCTCCGTCAAGCTCGTCAGCATCACCCCCGGCATGGCCGTCGATATGCTTCGCACGAACCCCGATTGCGACGACCTCGACGAGGAGAAAATCCAGGAGTTCGCCGGGAAGATGAAGTCCGGCCTCTGGAAGACGAATGGCACGACCATCGTCATCTCCGACGACGGCACTCTCCTCGATGGCCGCCTCAGACTCTGGGCCGTCTTCGAAGCCGGTATCCCGGTCAGCTTCCTGGTCGCCGTCAATGTCGTCAGAGACAACTGAGAATCCATATCCGCAAAAAGGAACATTCTATGGGAATGCTTGAAAACATCAAGACCGGACGCGAGAACAAGCCGCCTCGCATCATGGTATACGGTCAGGAAGGCGTGGGCAAGAGCACCTTCGGGGCATCTGCTCCCGACCCCGTCTTCATCCAGACCGAGGACGGCCTCGGCGAGATCGACACCTGCAAGTTCCCGCTCGCTCAGAGCGTCGGCGACGTTATCGCCGAGCTGACCGCCCTCCGCGATGAGGAACACAACTTCCGAACCGTCGTCATCGATTCGCTCGACTGGCTGGAACGCCTCATTTTCGACGAGGTGTGCAAGGAATTCGGCGTCCGCAGCATCGAAAAGGCGGACGGCGGATACGGCAAAGGCTACGTGGATGCGCTCGTCCACTGGCGCAAAGTCCTCGCGCTCCTCGACGACCTCAGGAACAAGCGCGGCATGATGGTCATCCTGCTCGCTCACGCCAAGGTCGAGCGCTTCGAAGACCCGGAGAACATCGCCTACGACCGATACGCTCCCCGTCTGCACAAACACGCCGCAAGCCTCATCTCCGAGTGGGTCGACGCCGTGCTGTTCGCCGCGAAGCGCCTCCGCGTCTCCAAGGACGGCGACAGTCGCGCCATTGCGGCCCCCATCGGGGCTGACGGCGGTGAACGCATCCTCCGCACGAACGGAAGCCCGGCCTGCCTCGCGAAGAACCGTTTCAGCCTGCCGAATGAAATCCCGCTTCGCTGGGACGCCTTCCTCCAGGCGTATGGAAACTCCGTTGCTCTCGCGGCCGCGGCCTCATAAAGGAGATTCACCATGTCCGAACACATCACCGTCGC